TGTCCTCGAGGCCATGGACGAAGCTAACGCAGCCAACTAAGCTGCCATTGCCACTACCAGTACGGGAGTACACGAATGGCTATCAAGACAATTACCGTAAAAGGTGCTGCGAATGTAATCCGCAAGGAAGGTATCGCGGTCGCCGCAATTACCCCAGGACATCTGCTCGAGCGTGTTGCAGCAGGCGTTCAGGTTCACAGCACAGCAGCGAAACGCGCCGCTCGGGCATTTGCCGTCGAAAACGAGGTTGTTGGCGGCGACATCGATGCAGTCTACGCCGCTCTCGATACCGTCTTGTACGGTGTCTTTCCTCCGGGCGCTGAAGTCTACGCGATCCTCGCCGATTCACAGACGGTTGTGGTGGGCGAATTCCTCGAGTCGAACGGTGACGGAACGCTCAAGGAGGTTGCTGTTGATACAGCAACGGATGACACTCAGCGCAACTCGCTGATTGCCGTAGCGTTGGAGGCTGTAACTACTTCAGGGGCCGTCGCACGTATCAGGTGCGAAGTCCTCTAATCTGACCGCACTGGTCTTAACAGGAGAAAGCAATGACAGTCGCAAACGCAGCACAAGCAGCGGCCAGAAGCGGTGTACAGGTTGATTTCATTACCGCCGACAACCGCGGTGCTATTCTCGGGCATGGGCCCGTAGCACTCAAGCTGTTGCAGTCTGGCTTCAACGTCAACGCGCTTCGCACGAACGATGTGCTGCGCAAGGACGAATGGAGCCAGATTGACAACGTCCTCGTCGAAATCGCCCGTAAACGCTTGGTGGCGGTGGGTGAGCTAAGATCCAGGGGTCAAACGTTCTCAATTGGCAACGGACTTGGCACCACTATCCTCGAGTGGGAAAACGTGAGTGACATGGAGCCGGCGCAGGCGTCCATGAGTGGTGTGACCCAGGGCGAGCAGGACACGATGGAGTTCAATCTGCAGAGCATGCCGCTGCCGATTATCCACAAGGACTTCACCATCAACATCCGCAAGCTCGAAGCCAGTCGGACAACGGGCCAGTCGCTCGACACTGCCCAAACGGCAATGGCAACTACGCTTGTCGCGGAGCAAATCGAGCAGATGATTTTCCTCGGTGAACCAACTCGAGTTGGAACAGCGAGGATCTTCGGGCTGTTGACGGAACCGAATCGTAACACAGGCTCGGTTACAGCCGATTGGGATGTCACGGCTACCGGCGAACAGATGGTGGACGACATCATCTCCATGGTCGCTGCCGCTCAGGCAGACTTCATGTTCGGTCCATACGGTATTTTCGTTCCGTATGCTGCATTCAACCGAATGCAGGACGACTTCAAGACGAACTCGGATAAAACGATCCTCGAACGCCTGTTGGCGATCGAAGGCATCCAGTTTATCCGTCCGTCAAGTGATGTCACAGCAGGGGCAGTTGTCATGTATCAGACAACTTCCGATGTCGTTGACGAAGTCATTGGTCTGGAGCCAACGATTGTGCAGTGGGAAACCCAGGGTGGTATGATGGTTCACTTCAAGGTGATGGCCATCATGATCCCGAGAGTGCGCGCAACACAAACGCTGCAGTCAGGCGTGGTGCACTTCTCGTAAGTAACTAGGTACCCCTATCCAGCTATGTCGCGAGGACTGACCTGGATAGGGGTGTCGATTTCCAAAGGAACAGATCATGGCACAGAAACTCACGCGGGTGGTTACGGGTAACAAATCTTATCATGGCATCAACGCTCATGGCAAGCGCCAAGCGTTTCAGCCGGGTGAGGAAGTTCACGTCACACCCAATCAGGCGAAGGCCTTTCGGCACTGTCTAGAGGACTCAGCAGTAGCCAAAGCCAAAGCTGCTGCACTCGAGGCGGAAGCGAAGGCACTCGCTGAAGCCAACGAGACGCAGGCAGCTATTGACAAATCCGACGCCGTCGACGCTGCGGAAGTAGCCAAAGCCGCCGCCAAAACGTCTCCAGCTCCAGCTCAGGCAGCACAGGGGTCTTAATCGGCCGTTGAGAGGGCATCATGACGGCTAGGGTCAGTGCAGAAGAGGTAAAGAGCTTAATCGCAACGGACCTGTCAGATGATGTTGTGATGGCTACGTTCGTCGACACTGCTAATTTACTAGTCGACGAACACCTCCTTACTGCTGGACACTCTGCACGCCTCCTCACTAAGATCGAGCTCTACCTGTCAGCTCATCTCCTTGCACTTAAGGAAGAGCTTGGTGGGTTGACGCGATCTAAGTATGGTGATGCGGATGACTCGTTTGCCAATGTCTACGGCGATGCACTCAAGAGTACACGTTTCGGTCAGGTGGTCTTAACTCTGGATGATTCCGGTATACTCGCGGGCGTCGGTACTACCACTCTCAGGGCTGAATTTAGGGTAGTGTGATGGCTACTGTTAACACACGGCATTTACGGGATGAGGTCACTCACTGGCCCGTTACTGGCACAGATGACTTTGGTGATCCTATCTTTGGAACGCCTGTCAAGCTGAAGGCCCGTTGGGAGGACAAGCAGGAACTTTTCCGTACAGTTCAAGGAGAAGAGGTAGTCAGCAATGCTATCGTGTTTCTGTCCATCATTGCACCTGTAGGTGACTACCTCGGGCTCGGAGATCTGGTTGCACAGGTAGATCCTACTACGGTTTCCGACACGTTCAAGATACGCGCATTTAATCGCGTCACAGACCTCAGAAGGGTCCACGAAACGCGCAAGGCGATTCTCTAGTGGCTCTGCAACTCAATGTAGGCCGGGTGCGCGTCACACGTGTAGTGGGTCCTTCTGAGGCTGGCTATATTCAGAGCGTCCGAGCTCAGATGGATGCTATCAGGAATAATCTGCTCAAGGTAATCGACGGGATTGAGAAGGCGAATCCAGACGCGCTAGTCTTTGGCTTGCAACCTATCTTTGATGAGTCCCAGCGACTGGTGCCAGTAGATAGGGGCAGGTTGAAGGCATCTGGGTTCATTGAGAAGAGACAGGGAGTTCGTGAGGCGTCCGCTGCTATAGGATACGATCGTCATGGAAAGCTAGGTTACGGGGCATTCGTACACGAGCGACTGGATCTTCGTCATGCCCCACCTACGCAGGCTAAGTTTCTCGAGACAGCCGTTAACACTCATGGTGGGGATTTTCAACGTCGCTACGTGCTCTTCATACAGCGGGAAACAGGCCTGGTCTCGTGAGCACACCTGCTGAACATTTGTCCGCATTGATGCTCACGCACACAGGTACAAGTGGGTGGGCGCGTAAGATCGGCGAGTCTCCGAAGACTCCAGATCGGATTATGGTGTTCTCGGATACAGGTGGTCCTCCACCAAATCCGAGGTACGCATTGGATTTCCCCACAGTACAGGCCTCCATAAGGGGTGTAAAGGGTGCTGGCTACGCAGCCGCACGAGCAGAAGCAAAAGCAGTAAAGGACATCCTTTTGGGTATTACTTCCCAAACTATGGCGAACGGAGATAGGTTAGTATCCGTTACGCTAAACAGTGACATAGCGTATATCGGGCGCGATGAAAACGAGCGCCCATTGTTCACGGTAAATTTTGCGCTGATCATAGAGCCTGTAGTCGTGGCTAATATGAGCAGAGTTGCCCTCTAGTATAAGGTAGGAGTATATCATGGTCGCAAAGGTAATTAGGATCTCTAACGATGGTGGATCAACCTACGTTAACTTGCCGTCATCTGAGGGCGACTTCAACTCAGATGCCGAGCCTGTCGACGATACCATTCTTGGTCAGACGTACCAGTCTAATGAGGTAGGCCTCATCAACTGGAATATCGGGGCAAATGGTATCTGGAAAGGCTTTGCGGGCTATCTCGCGGATCTGCTTCAGCAGGGTACGTCAACTGCTATGACCACGGAAGCGATGACTCTCGTAAGTGGCAAGACGTATGCGATTGATGATGCCTCCCGCGAAATATGGGATCGTAGTCAGACCCTCACCGTCTTCGATAATGCCGTCGATCACAATGCGGATGTCGAGAACATCGACTACCTGTTCGGACGTGTAACTTTCAAGGCGGCTTACACGCCCACGACACCTATTACGGTTACAGGCAATTTCTTCCCGACGGTGGCCTTCGCCAAGGCCAACTCGTACAATATGGCGATGACAGCCGAAAACGTTGACGAGTCCGACTTCGAGACAGCTCAAGCCAATGGTGGATATCGAGTCTTCAGGCCTGGGCTTCGCGTAGTCACCCTTGAGTTAGGTGGTACCTTCGACGACGCCGCAGCCCATGCCGCCGATCTCGCTGCCCGCAGCGAGTTGATTGTCGAGGTCGATCCTGCCGGTGACGGTTCCTCGATAGCCCGAGGTTTCTTCAAGATCCTCAATGTTGGCCAATCGGGGCCTGTGGGTGCGCTAGAGGAGGAGACGATCAACCTCACTCTGAACGTACCAGACGAAACAACCAACCCACAGGTGGAGTTGCCGTTTAACTGGCGACACACAAACAGCACCCTCTCCCAGTCCATTGTGGACTTGCTCACGTCGTGGCTTACTGAGCTGAACACCTACGATGTTCAGTACCTACC